CTCTTTGAAGTCAGCCCACAAAGAATCGAACTTGGTGTGGAAGTCCTTGAGCTCCTCTTGGATTTCGCGTTGGAAGTCGGCTACCACCTGATCGCAGTACGCCTTGAACTGGTCGGCTTCGCGTTCAATTTCTTTGCCTGTGATGTACGCCGTCCATTCGTGGAAGTCGGAGCAGGGTTGGTCTGGGTAGACCGTGTGAGAAATTCCGTTGGGTTTAGGCATGGTATTAAAAGTTTGAGGTTGTCGAGGAGTTATTTGTCATTCATCTTCTTCGTCGTCTAAAAATTCACAATGCTCTCCGCATCGAAAGCAGATGCCCATATCCTCGTCGCTGGGCCAGTCGCAACAATCGCTGTTTCTCATGGTATTAAAGGTTGTTGGGTTTCATTTTACCATTCTTTTTTGAGGTCAAGAAAATCGGCCATGACTTGGCGGAAGTCGTCAATCTCGCCGAGGGTCAGGTCTTTGAATTCGTTTGCACGAAGGCGGGTGCAGATGTCCCACGCGAGGTCGTGCCCTTTGGTGCTGTGTGTGTTTGGCATGGTAGGGGTGTAAATTGTCTGCCGTCGAGATTTAGTCCGACTTAATGCAGTAGCGTTTGAACCAATAGTTGCTCATGATTTGTTGGGGGTTTGTGTTCGTTTCATGTGGTAAAGATAGAAACAAATTTTCATTTGTCAAGCAAAACCGAAAAAAAATTTTCGCAAAAAGAAACCCCCCGACGTTTCGGAGGGTTCCCTACCTGTAGAAAATGAAACTTATTGCTTCTCGAAGAAGCTCAAACAAAGAGGGGCAATGCCAACCCCGCATAACACGATGCCCTCCCAAGATAGGCCAAATTCATGTATCTGCCAAAGAGCCTCGAAAACAATCGCTCCCCCGATCGTGCGCTTGGCACTCCAGCGGCGGAGGTCTCCTTTGGTCTTAAATATCTCCGTCACGTCGAGGCGGGAGATAAGAGCAAGCCACGGATTTAAGTTGCCTCCCGCACTTCCCATACGTAGTCGTCTCTGCGTTCCCTGACACGTGCCCACCATCCCCCAAGACGAGGCGTGGCGAAGTTCTTTTCGGTAGCCCACCCCGCATACCTGTCGCCAAGCTTCTTGTAAGACCCCATCCGCAGGTGGTGGACTGTCCTTTGCTCCAGCTTCATCGATTGGGTGATGCGGTCAATACTTACGGGCAGGTGCCACTTTTGGTGATCGTGGCCCCGCAGGATGAAGTCCGCGTCTGGAAAATCCTTCTGGTCGATGTCAGCTCCGAGGATGCCCTTGGAACGCTTCGCCCCACCTCCGTACCCGTGATGGTAGTGGACGTTGTACCTCTTGCGTGCGCTGCCCCCTCGGTGCGTCTGCACCACGAGCCACCCGGCATACCCCCCTACCTCTACGTGGCCTCCGTTCGCGTTGATGATTTGTGCTACCCTGTCGATAGGTGAAACCATCATCCTTTTCTCGATGTTCGTTTCGTGGTTGCCCTTCGAGATGAACTTGATGACGTCGGCATATTTGGCGAGCTTCTCCCCTACGTCTTGGATAACCTCGTCGACGTAGATACAGGACTTGTATTCGGGCCTCAATTCGGAGTAATTGCCGCGAGGGTCGAACCGCCCCTGCATGAGGTCGAACAAATCCCCAAAGATGAAGACACCCGCCCCCAGCTCCTGCGCCTCTTCAAGGTGGCGGTGCAAGAGGTCACGGTCGCACTTCATAGCGTCGTAGTGGATGTCCGAAATAAAGAGGAAATGCTGCTCGCCTTTGCGCTTGATGAGGTCGCAGTCGACGGCGTGGACGGTGCGCGCTTTTCGTTGAAGGTGCATTCAATAAACCCAGAGGGTATTTGGTGACTTGTTAGGATCCATATCGACATGGATATGGTTCTCGCCCAAACCTATCCTGTGGAAGCCCGCATCCAAGAGAGCTTCGAGAAGTAGAAACCTCCTGCGGTTGTTGGGCACGGCTATATCCGCAGCCCATCCGAGCAGGTGAGACGATTTGGGTGAGGCCGGGTATCCTTTCTTCATGAGCTCCCGGTTGTATTCAACCGTCCGGAAGCCCGACGTTATTTTCATAGGATACCCGTATATGTCGCGTGCGATGTCGAGGGCTTGTACTACTTCGTGCTCCATGAGCTCACCCGTACCGGGGCGGTCGGGGGAGTCGAATTCAGAGAGCTTGAACCATTTATACATCACATCCCTTTTTTGGCGAGCAAAACCTTTAGCTCGTGGATGCCTTCGACGCATTCCTTGAGCATGGCTTTCAGCTCGCTCTGGTCACTCTCAAGGCGGTACACCCGCCCCTTGAGTTTGGCGACCTCGGAATTCAAGGATACCCAAACGCCAACAGCAGCCATTAACGAAGGCACCAAATTTATCAACACGTCGTAGTTCATAGCACCACCTTGGTATAGAATTTCAGTCCGTCAATTTCGATTTGAGCGAGGTAGATACCGCGCGCGGGGGTGTCTACCCTACGCCCTGCCATATCCACAAGCACAGGGCGCAAGCCTGCCTCCTCAAGTTCACGCAGGGTGGGAGGGGGCAGAGCCTCACCTTCGCAGTCGGTGTCAAAGACGACCAAGAAAGCAGCGAAGTCTTGTACGTCTACATCGTCGTCGCCGTCCATGTCGCACGCACACTCTCCCACCTTGCCCAGCTCGGTACAGATAGCGAGCAGGTCTTGGACTTGGATAAACCCGTCCCCGTTGAAGTCGCCCGGGCAGGGGCTCGCCTCCGGCTCTGTCGGCTCTAAGTAGACGTCCTCTACGCAGTAGTCGTAGACACGCTGGGCGGAAGAGCCATAAGGCCAGCCGAGGTTCCACTCGTCGCCACCCTCCAACCAGAAGGGATTGCCTTCCGGCCCCCACATAGTCGTGTGGTATTCGTACAAGGTGTCGGTTTCTTGACCTCGCTCGACGTAGATACTCACGCCACACTCCAAATTTGCATACGGCCCCCAAGCGTTGCCGTCCCAGTCCCAGCTCCCCTCGTAGTATTCTTGGGTGCTGCCGTATCCCTCATGTCGAAAGAATCCGTTGTAGCACCCACCGGTGAGGCAGAACTCGTCGTGAGTAAAGAGGGGCTCCATCGTAAGGCCGTTCTCGTACGAGTCGTAGGTATTGAATGAAAGCCAACTACCACCGCGTGCGTAGTACAGGGCCCCTTGATCTGCGGAGCTTCCCCCACCTTCTTTGTAGAACTTCCATTGCTCGCTCTCCGGCCACACGTCGTGTTGGATGTCGATGTTCATAACCGCGTGGGGGTGCGGCTGGTGTTCGAAGGTGTTGACGTTGTTGTCGGGGTTGTTGTCACCTACGAGGTAGATATACGCTTGCCCAGTGTACTCGTTGAAGAACTCACCTTGCAAGGCCGGGCCTGTAAAGGTGGCGATGGTTTGAGCGGGGACGTCTACGAGGGTGTCCCATTGTTGGCCGTTCATCACCACCGAGAGCTCTACGTTCTCGGCTTCGATATTCGTGTAGTTGCTGAGTCGCACCTTGGGCGTGAAGTCCTCGTCGCATCGGTTGTAGTTGGACACACTCAAGACACTCACGTCCAAGAGGTCGGGGTCGACGCAGAGACCCGACTGCCACACCGTACTTCTTCCTCCGTTTACGAGCATCATGTGCATACGTTGAATCTGTCCCGGCGTGAAGTGATCGCGGCAGGAGTTCTGCGTATAGTCCATGTGGTTCGTGTAGTCGGCCTCAGAACAGAAGGGGGCCTCGCAGTTAAGGTTGGCCGAGGTCGGTGGGGTGTCGCATACCCAGTCGCCTTGGCTTTCGCAGTCCACCTCCACCGTGCTGCACGTAGAATTTTGGAAGGTGTGGTAGAGGCCGCAGTAGTGACCCATCTCGTGGGTGATGACAGCGGAGGCCAAGTGTTCAGCCTTCATGTAGATGCCGTCCCACGTGTAGTTTACGGGGTTGCTGTTGACCCACGAGAAGCCCGCTACCCCCGAGCCCACACTTGAAAAGACGTAGATGTTACATACGTCGGTGGCGGGTGTCCCTGAAATCTCGTTCGCCTGCATCGCTTGGTAGTAGAGCGGGACGTCGTAGATAGGGTGTTCCGTTTCGAGGCTGTCGTACTCGTTGTAGAAGTTGGTCTGGTGGCGGCAAGGGATGACGTTTGTACCCACCATCTGCTCTTGGAGGATAGCAAAAGCCGCCTCTACCGTCTCAGGATTTGAAGCACCATCGAAGACGTGAAAGGCCACCGGGAGGTACTTGGTAAAATAGTCCGACTCCCTGTTGCCTCCCGTGCGTAGAGCCAGCCAATTTTCGAAGCCGTGGTCTACGTGGGTGCATTGCTCACCACATACGTCCTGACCCCATACGGGCAGAGTCAAGAACACAAGAAACAAAGAGAAGAGGTGCTTCATTTTTTGGGCTTTGGTTTATTCTTATCGAGCCACGCCTGCAAGAGGACGATGTTTTCTTGGCGGGTCATTGTAAGAGCTTGCGTGCGAGGTCAGAATCAAGCTGCCCATCACCACGAGAGATGGTCATTCCGTTTTGGTAGTAGGCCGTCTTCTCCGGGAACATATCCGCGCCCGTGTTGGACGTGTACTCCGGGAAGAAAGAGAGGTTGTAGCAGAGATACTCTACGAGGCGCGTCGTGTAGAACTGGGCGTTTTGCCGGGCGTTCTCAATTTCGCGGTGTAGGTCGGCCTCGGAGATGGCAGCGGTGTTCTCTGCCGTCCTAATAACGAGTCCTCCGTTGTCGAGCTTCACGTACAAGTTGGGCAGCAGCTCCACCATACTCCACCACACGACGACCTTCCGCACGTACCCGTCCAAGAGGGCTTCGTAGTTGCCCGTGATAGTACCGCCTGAGACGTCGGCTTTCAACTTCTCCAGCAGCTCGGTACCGAGGTATTGCTGGAGGTGTTTGTCTTGTGCCAAGATGATGGCCGGAACCATCACCGCGTCTTCCACCCCGCCGTTGAGCTGGGTGATACGCTTCATGTAGTCAGGGTTGACAAAGAGAACTTCTGCGGTGAGTGCCATTTTAGCGAGGGTTTAGGTAGCCGTTGTTTGGCATTGTTGCGGGAATCTGCGAGATGCGTGGGTCTTGCGTCTCGATTTGGTTGGCCCGGCGTTGCGGTTCGGGCAGTTGTGAGATGATTTGACGCGCTCGGTTTACGCTCACCCGCTGGTTGTTGCGCTTGAGGTAGGTGCGACGAATCCAACGGTGCTTGCAATTAGGCCCGCCCTTGTACAAAAGCAGGTCGTAGGTGTCCGTCCCGTTTGGCCCGAAGCCGGGATTAACCGCACGGGCCGATGCACCGCCCAAAGAGGCAGGCCAGTTAGCGCCTACAATATCCTCCCGGCGGTATACCCTCTGCGAACTCATCATCTTTTGACAAAATTCACGCTCTGGGTTTTGGCTTCCGTCGTAGATGTAGCGAATCTTCACCACGTCGTTGTCGATTTGGCTTCGATTGTCAGGAGCTGTGTTCGTGTCGGATGTCCCACCGGGAACGCGCATGGCAAAATTCCACTGGGCATCTTGCACTTGTTCGAGTTCCTCGTCGTATTCGCGCTCGTCAATCAAAACCCACTCGTCCTCGTTGATTTCTTCGCCTTGCTCAACGAGCCATTCTGCGGCGTCGATGTTCAAAGTAATTTCCTCGGACAAGTTGCAGCACGCTTTACGGCTCATCTCGACCTCTACGGGCTTCATAGGCGGCACTTCTTCAACTGAGACAACAGTTGGAGTGCCTGCGGCTCCAAAAATGCTCTCAAGGGCGTCTTTTACAATGCGCTGGTAAGGCTTCACCACTTGCTTGTCGAAGAGCTCCGAGGCAATCTCCAACTCTTGCGTGTTTCCAAGCTGTCCGGCTGTCTTCACGCCAAACATAGCCGAAGACACCACGCGGTGTCCCACCATGATTTTGTCTGACACCTCCGTAGAGAGGAATTGGTATTGCTTATCCGCGTCGGAGAGCGGGAACGGCTCGAAGTCGGGCTTACGTTCGGGAGAGTCCGAGTAGGTTACGATGAACTTACCCGCGTTGGTAGCCCCGGCCAGTTGGCGCTCGATGTCGTTACGAATCTTATGCCGCTCCTCCTGCGCTGGCACTCCGTTCTTGAAGTGGATGGAGAACGAAGGAGCGAGGCCGTTCTTGATATTGTTGATGTGGTACTTTCCAATTTCCTTGTCCAACTCGATGTAATCAATCGAGCCGATGTAGTCGGGCTTGGGGTAGTAGTACGATCCGGGAGAGAAGGGCTTGACGTACAAGATTTGCACGGGGTACTCTAATGAATCCTCGGGGTTGAAAGCACGCACGAGCTCCGGCTCGATTTGTTTGTTCGACCAGTCCTTTGAGTAGTAGTAGAAGTTGACGTTTTCGTCGTTGTCTACCTCAGCCGAGCGGATATTCTCGAAGGGACAATGGCGCACCTTGGCAACCGTCGTGCGGTCGATGCTGTACACGACCTCCAGCGCGAAGCCTCCTTGAATCTTCAGGTCGAGGCACGCCTTCCGGACTTCATCTTGCAACCCCCACTCCTCAATCTTAAGGCGAGCTTCCAACGTGTCGGCCTGCACCCCGTCGCCGTAGATCATATAGGCGATGGAAGTACACAGGGCGTTATGCGTGGCGCTGCTCTTGTAGAGGTCGATGAGGTATTGAGGGAAGAGGTTGTCGTCCCCGTACTGAACGTAGCCCTCGTTGGAGGGTCTCTCCTCATAGGAGCGTTCTTGGTATTCGTTGAGTTTTAGTAAATCCATCACTCGTAATATATAACGTTGTCAGGGATAGAGACGTTAGGAATAGTCCACGCGGGTTCGTCGCTTACCTTGCATGGCCCAATTTCGCACACCCCGACTACACTGGCGTCCGCTGGGTCGAGGTTAGAGTCGGAGTTTTGCCCGTAGATAGTGTAGGTGTAGAGCCCCGATTGAGTCAAAAGGATTTCGCCGTTTACCGGGTCGTCATTATTCGTGGGGAGAGCGGCCTGTGTGTACCTCTCGTTGTCGTATTCAACGTTGAAAATGCACGCAAACTGTTCCTTTGTAGCTTGATTGACCAACACCAAAAGGTATTCTGTAAAAGCGGGCAGGAATTTGCGAGCCTCGAAAGGCGTCACCGTGACGGTGTTGGAGTCGCTGTTTGGAGATAGATGAATCATGCTTCAAAATAAAGGGGAGAGCAACTGCCCTCCCCCTCCTTGTAACGATAACGGCCTAAGGTGGGCCCGATATTTTCAGAACTTACGGAGCAGCCGTGAAGGTCACGTTGGTTTGTCCTGCCTTATCAAAGAAAGGAGCTGCGCTGACCTCTTGAGCTGACAACTCCAACGTGAAGCCGTTCTGGTCGCCTGCTGCGGTGCCCGTCTGTACGGTACCGCCGGAAGCCTCGACGCCGTTTTTGTTGCCCATCACGAAGTAGTTGTCGTTCGTGTCCTGAACGATAACGGCCATGCGGCCTTTGGTGATGTTTGAAATCTCCACGATGTCGGCAGCGTCCAACTTGTTGAACGTAGCAGACAACACTTGGTCGAAGTAGACGGTACCTGCCTCGATGTTTGAAGTGACGGTCTGCGTCAAAGAGCCAGAGCCGCGCGTCATATCGTAGGTGTACACGGTCAAAGCCGCGCTTGCGTCGTCGATTTCACCTGCAACGGGATCGTTCCAGATACCTTCAGACCACTCACCAATGTAGATACGCTTGATTCCTCCGAGAGCATCTTTGCAACCCGTTCCGCGTCCTGCGAGAGTTAGTGTACAAGCCATGTTGTAGGGTTTAGTGAAAGTCGGGGGGAGCCTGTTCTCTCCCCCCTTCT